GATTTTAAGTCGAACTTCCCAGGTGTAACAGCAACATGGACTGATTTTCGTTACGCCGTTGACGAAAGCGCTACGGGAGGCACTTGGGCAGCCGGTGACAAGATTGTCGCTACATTCTCCACAAGCCTAAGCAACCCATTTAGGGACGACCGACTTTTGCTCCCTCCGCCGTTCGGCGTACAACTTGTTGTATTGGCGCTTAGAACTTTAATTGACCCACAACTTAATACAACCCCACGGCTTTTTGAGAGCAATAGCCAAGTTAACGATGTCAGTTTTTACAACTCACTGCTAAGCAAGTCCAACGAAAGCGGGCCTGAACATGAAATTGTTTATGTCAATGAAATGGTTAGCAATCCATCTGCGCCGCAGTATAGCAAGCTAACAACAGCAGGGCTGGCACTTAAAGCATCCCGTAACTTTACTAGCCTCAACCAGTTGCGTGTTTGGTTAGCCAATGGCATCAGCGTACGCAAGTTCCAGCTAGACGCGGCTAACGAGGTCGGTCCCAGCAATAAGTTCACTGATCTGGTCTACTACCTGCTTACGGATAAAACCGCAGGCGCAGGCAATATCGTTTCACCGCAGCTAATAGACACCGAAAAGCTGCCGGCAACATCACAGTTCCTGAAGCAAAACAAACTGTTCTTCGATGGCGCGATTGATCAGCCTACTAACATCCGTCAATTCATAAGTGACCTTGCGCCGTTCTTCTTGTGCAGCTTTGTAATAAGCAACGGCAGGTTTAGCATCATCCCGGCCGTGCCAACTGATACGGCTGGTTCAATATCTGCTCAGCCGGTCAAGATTCAACAGCTATTTACTTCTGGCAACATTATCGAAAATAGCTTCTCGGTTGAATACCTAAGCACTGAAGAGCGTAAAAACTTCCAAGCAGTGGTGCGTTATCGGACGGCACCACGCAACCAATTCCCAGAAGAAAATACGCTTGTCGTCAAATGGAGTGACCTGCCGGAATCGTCAACGCTAGAAACCTTTGATATGACGCAGTACTGCACCAGCAGGGCACATGCGTTTATGACGGCTAAGTACTTCATGTCACTGCGGCGCCGCGTTACCCATACCATCAGGCTGCGCACCACACCATTTGGCCTCAGCTTGGCACCTGGCGACTACATCCGTGTAATCACCCAAGCCAGCCCATACAACGCTGCAAATAACGGCGTCGTTGACAGCAACCTCAATATCACATCAGTTACGCCGCTAGCTGACGGTGTTTACAAAGTGGCATATTGGAATGCCAGCTTTGATGATGTCGAAACTGAAAACATGACAGTTGCAAGCGGCAAGGCTGTCGAGCCTAAATTTGTGGATTCAATTTTTACGCTTGTCAACGACACCGTGTCAAGCGGTACCTACATGGTTGAGCAGCTAACATTAAGCGAGGAAGGCTTGGTGGACATCGTGGCTGTTGAGTTCCCGACCACATCAGAGCTTAATAGCCTGATCGCGCTTGACCTGCTTAACGACGCTACCTTCAAGACCGAGGGTTAACCATGCCATTTCCTGCACTAAGCCCCACCAGCCGCGACTTTAAGCCAGGTGATTTTGCGGTCAAGACCTACAACGCCCAATCAGGCGCTGAGGTGCGCATCCTGTACGGCGACACCCGCACCAATATGGAGCTGTCGCTTAGTTACGACAACATCTCCGACACCCAAGCGGAGCAGTTCCTGACGCATTACGACGAAACCAAGGGCACCTTCAATACTTTTGCCATCGACAGCACTGCAAAAGCTGGCTGGAGCGGCAGTGCAAATGCCATTGATAGCGGCAACATCAACCGCTGGCGCTATGCAGAGTCGCCGCAGGTGACGGCAGTAAGACCAGGCCGCAGCAGCGTTAGAGTGAATTTGGTCGGTGTGTTCTGATGACTAAGGCATTTACTGGTAAAGATGGACGCCTGCTGCTCGACGATGTTGACCAGATCAAGGTGACCAACTGGTCGCTGACCGGCAACCTTGAGATGCTGGAAACCACCAGCCTTGGCGACAACCAACGCAGCTACTGCCCTGGTGTGCAGGACTTCAGCGGTAGCGCCACGCTGTTGTACTACAACGACGGCGCAGGCCGCAATGATGCTGCACTGGCGTTGCGTAAGGTGCTGCGTATTGATGGCGTAAGCGAAGGCGACACCGTAGACATGCGGCTGCGGCTGGTTGAAGGCAGCACAAATCATGACGTGCGGCTAGCGACCTACATCACCAGTGTCAGCTTTGGCGCCAGCGTCGGCGAGGTCAGCTCAGCGCAGATCAACTTCCAAGGCACTGGGGCATTGACTGCGGTGACCTTGTAATGGGCATTTACCTCGGCAATATCGGCGGCATTGAAATCACCCGCAGCACTGACGGCAGCCCGAAGGCGTCGATTGTCAACCCTAGTGACGTAAACGCCAGCCGAGATCGCTTCAGCTTTGATTTTGACGAGGGCTACCTGATCGGTGGTGACCTCGTGGAGTTTGCCACTACTGACGGCACCAACCTTGACTTTGTTGACGCCAGTGGCTGGAGCAACAGCACAGTTCAAACCAGCGGCAACTGGTACGTTTTTATTGATGAGCTAGGCGGCATCCGCCTATACGACAACTTCGACGACAGCTTGGAAGGTAGCGCAGCGGGACTGGTGCCACTTACAGTTATTGCACGCGACATTCCGATTCGCGTCACAGTGCGTGATCGTGATACGCGATTGCTGGCATCAATCACCGACTATGAGCTGAACACCAACCGCGAAACCGTTGATATCACTACGCTAAGCGATGAATACCGCCAGCAGTACAGCAGCCTTATAACCGGCTCGGGCACGCTAACGGCGCAGTGGGATTACGTCAACGAAGCCGGCAAAGAACCCGTTAACTACTTGATGCAACTGGTGCTACGCACCGAAATCGGCTCTGGCTTTCACGCTAAGTTCTACATCAAATCACCTAACACCGACGCATCAGGTGGCTCATTTGCAGGTACGCAGCTTAATGATGCGTTGTGGTGGGAGTTTGATGCCATCGTGACCAATAGCGCCACTAGCTTTGCGCCGGGCGACATCATCGTTAGCCGCATTGACTTCGTAGCCACTGGCGCCATCCGGCTTAGGGCACGGACTACAGGCGCTCGTAGATTGCTACAGGAAGACGGCGACCCGCTTGTGTTGGAGCAAGGCGGCTACTATTTACTGGAAGGCGATGAAACGGCTTAAGATGGGAACAGCAGTAATCGGAGGCTGTCATCGCTGACCTACGCATATCAGAATTAGCCGCGCTTGCCAGTGCTGACCTGGTGGCTGGTGACCTGCTGGCCGTTGCTGACATCAGCGCCAGTGAATCCAAAAAGATTACGGTTACAGATTTTCTGGGTAAAGCCGTCACGTTGATCGCTGACGCCACCATACCTAACGCCAAGATTGTCTTTGGTAGCGCCAGCATCCCAGGGTCTGCGCTACAGGCAGGAGCAGTTGGTGCAACCCAGTTGGCTGCTGGTGCAGTAACCGCTGCCAAATTAGGCAATGAATCCACCGTTGATCTGGTCACGTCGCTGCCGGGCAGTGGTGCATTTACAGGTCAGTTTGCGCTAGACACCGACGACAGCAAGGCATATATCTGGGACGGCAGCCAGTGGGTGAGCTTCAAGGCGGCTGGTTCGGTCAACACCGTCGTTGGCAGCTCTGCCGGACTGATCAACATTACGGTTACCACCAGCGGTGACACGGTAACGATTACCACCAGCCTTGATAACACGACTGGTGCGGCTGAATTTTTAGGTGGCCCCACTGGTAATGCTGGTGCCGTTGGTTACCGCCAAATCGTTGGCACTGACTTGCCTGAAGCGACTGCTGTCACCAAGGGCGCCGTCATCGTTGATGGCGAAGGCTTGCGGATGAATGATGACAATATTGAAATTGACAATGATATTGCCGCCAGCGCTACGCACCATGTCGTTACATACGACGATAAAGGATTAGTTACTGCAGGCCGTGTCATCGCGGCTGGTGATTTGCCTGCTGCCACACCAAGCGCCAAGGGCGGCGTAATCGTTGGCACCGGCCTCAGCGTTGACGGCACTGGCTTAGTCAACCACGCCAACAACGTCATTTCTGGCACTGCCGCCAAAGTCACCTTCGACAGCGAAGGTCACATCACAGGCGCTTTGAACCTTGACGCCGCTGATGTTCCGAATCTTGATACCGCAAAAATCACTACCGGAACATTCGGCACTGATCGATTTGCAAACTCTGCTATCACCGGCCCTAAGCTGGCCAACTATTCTGTTTGCAAAATTGGAGATACTACGCCAACTGCTGATTATACCTCCCAATTCTTTTTCAACCCCTTAAGTAGAGATCTCTTCTTGTACGATGGCAACGTATATCAACCTATTGGTATCTCAGTTGGTGAAATTGTTTTTGCCGGTACATTTGACGCTTCTCTTGGCAGTGGCACTGGCCTAGTTGCTTCTGTTACGGCTGAAAGAAC